AGGGACTCCTAAAGAGTCCCGATAAGTTAAATACCTAGTAAGTGAGTCTCCTTAAAGAGACTCACCTAAACATGACTAAGTTTCCTTCTTGTTGATCTCCCTGTTGATTAGGTAGCCAAGGCCCTTAAAAGCCTTGGCTTATTGTTTCCAGGTTAGTTGATAAGAGATCCATGAAGGCGAAGGGCCCCGGCTGCCAGACCAGAACCCAGCCGGGGCCAGAGACTTGACCAGCCACCCAGGAAGCTAAGGCTCCTCACTGGCTGGCCCCTACTTCGGTTGTTGGTGGAGGTGACCATGCCAAGGGCAAAATCGATTTGCTTGGACAAGGGTTGCACCTCCACCACCATCCGGGATGGTCGGTGCCCAAAGCACCAGACCCGGAGAGCCTGGCAGAACACCTCTGCCAGGAACCTCAGCCGGCCTAGCAACTGGCCCTCCATCAGGGCCCAGGTGTTGGCTCGGGACAAGTTCACTTGCCAGATGTGCGGAAAGAGATCCGAGCTGGAAGTTGATCACATTGTCCCTGTGGCCAAGGGCGGTTCGTGGGAGCTGGACAACCTGTGGGTCCTCTGCAAGGAGGACCACAAGGCCAAGTCCAGGAAGTTTGGTTAGCACTTGCTGAGCCGTGAGGACCAGGGAACTGGACTACTTGCCGCGGTTTAGAGCCCATAGCCGATGGCGTGATGGGCAACTAAGAGTGAGGCGTCCTGTGACTGTCCGGCCGGCGGTCGCCCGAAGGTGGTCATGATCCGCAGAAGCGGGGAGCCACGCTGTACGACGGCGGGACCCGTGCAGCACCAAAGATGTGCATTACCGGAGCCGGACTCTAAGCGGTGACGTGGGCAGGACTTAGAGCTACTGCCTGCACGGTATTGCAAAGCTCGGCAAGGAAGCGGTGGGGCTGTGCTCCTGTCCTTGTCGGGCCATGGTGACGGTAGCTCAACGGCTAGAGCACCCGGTTGTGGTCCGGAAGATGAGAGTTCGATTCTCTCTCGTCACACTTGGTAGGGCTGATAATGACGGAGTCATGAACCGCCTAGGCCCTGCCATCAATACTTAACCCACCCCGTTCCTCGTGGACGGGTTTTTTCATGCCTAAAAGGAGTTGGCCTTGGCCACCGAGGAAGAGATGCGTAGTCCCGATTGGTGTTGGTCTCACGGCTGCCACAGATCCCAATGCCCAGTACCTCCGGAGGAGCACTAGCGATGAGCCCTGAAGACATTGAGCACCGGTTCGCCTTTCACCCTGCCAGCCGGCAGGAGAAGCGAGATGAGCACACGTCAGCTCGGCAGAGCTGCCGGCAGCTTGCAGACCATCTGAACGAGCTTCTCCCTGAGGGCCGTGAGAAGGCTCTTGCGGTTACCAAGCTGGAAGAGGTCATGTTCTGGTCCAACGCTGCGATTGCTCGGAGCGTCGATGACTGAGACTCAGCCCCTGCCTGGTGACATCGGCCTGACCAAGATAGGCGGCCTTGCCGGCGCCTTCGTGAACTTCGGTCAGTGGTTCGTAGGCGACTTCGCCCCCGTCCAACACGCCCTGGTCTACGTCGGAGACGGCAAGGTCGTCCAGGCCATGCCCTCGGGGGCAGAGCTGATCAATCTGGAGGACGCATCTCCAGTAGTCATGTGGTCCACGGACCGGATCAACCTCTCCACTGAGGAGAGGTTCCGTATCTCCGTAGAGGCCCTCTCCCTTGTCGGTACCCCGTACTCCTTCCTGGACTATGTCTCAATCGCCCTTGAGCGCCTTGGTGTGCGCCCAAGGTTGGTAAGAGATTATGTCGCCGCCACGGGCCATCTGATCTGTTCACAGCTCGTCGTACTCGCCTACGAACGAGCCAGCATCAACCTCTTCCCCGGAACCTTCCCTGGCGACGTAACGCCTGGAGACCTTTACAAGCTGCTCAAGGAGCTGGAAGCACGTGATGACTGAGTTCGATGACGAGTTCTTCTACGAGGATGTCAAGCGGCCCTCTAAGGCCGCGGAGCGTAAGGGATGGCGTTCTGCTGTCCAGGACGAGCTTGACGACCTCTCAGACCTCTACGAGCTTCCTGACGGCATACAGATTCCGGGGGTGAAGGTCTGATGTGCTCCCATCCTGAGCATCGAGTTGAAGTGCTTCCTGACGGACAGACCAATGAGACTCACATCCATCTTGAAGGGGAACTGGCTGACTGGTTTGGCTCTTTGAGCCCCGAGCTACAGCAGAAGGTTCTTTACAACGCATTTGGGGGAGGTGGTTCTCATGGGTAGTCGGGGACCTGCCCCGAAGGAGAACGCACGCCGTAGGAACAAGCACGAGTACGAGACTGAGCTTTCCAAGGAGTCTCGGCCCCCTCGTCCGCTTCCGCGGACTCTTCCGGTCTCTACATCTATGGCTAAGGAGTTCTGGAAGACCTGGGCAGCAGCTCCTCAGTCAGCAACCTTTCTTGAGACTGACTGGTTTGAGCTGGAGATGGTGACCATCCTGGTGGATGACTTCGTTAAGGGTGATCGGAAGTTGGCCGGTGAGATCCGGCAGAGGGTTGCCAAGTTCGGAGCTACCAACGAGGACAGGGCAAGGCTCCGGATGAAGTTCGAGGAGAAGAAAGACGAAGGCTTCTCTGAAGAAGAAGCCGCAGAGCAGTTGGTGTCTGATACGGAAAACTTCCTGAAGGCGTTTGGTGGTAACTGAGTTGACTAGCTTTGCTCCCTTGCTGAACTTCCCCGGCTACTTTGCTTCCAGTGACGGGCGAGTCTTCTCACCCCGTGGTGAGGTTGGCCGTAGTCGAGACGCGCACGGCCATCTTCAGGTTGACCTGAGGAAGGTTGGTGGGAAGAACGAGAAGAAGCATCGTCTGATCTACGAAGCCTTCCATGGAGAGATCCCGGAAGGGAAGCTCATTCGACACTGGGATGACAATCCCTCCAACAACCGGATAGACAACTTGGTTGTTGGTGACAAGTCAGACAACTTCTACGACGCTCGGCGTAACGGAAAGTCCTGTGATGGCTCCAAGAGTCCCATGGCCGTTCTGACAGAAGACCTTGTACCACTCATACGTAAGAGGTACGACGGGGGCGAGAACTGCGCATTGATTGCTAGAGACCTCGGTCTCTCTCGACAGACTGTTTACTCCGCCGCATCTCGGAGGAGCTGGAAGCACATCAAGTAAATAGAAGGATGGGGGTGATTGCCATTCAGACTGGCAACGCTCCTAGTGAAGCTCCCAAGCGCACATTGGCTTGGGAGCTTCTTGCTTGGGCACAGCGATTCATTGTGCAGCCGGACGGAGAACGCGCCGGCCACCCCTGGAAGTTCACTCCAGAGCAGATTAGGTTCCTAGCCCACTGGTTCGCGGTTGATGACCGCGGTAAGTGGGTTTACTCCACAGGCTCTCTCCGTCGCAGCAAAGGATGGGGGAAGAGCCCTGTTCTTGCAGCCCTCTGCATCATTGAGTTCATCGGTCCTTGCCGGTTCTCTCATTGGGCTCGACAGGGTGAGCGGTGCTACTCCTGTGAAGTGGAGGGCAGGGGCCCTCACCACGTTGGTAACGAGCTGCATCCCATTGGTAAGCGTGTTCCGCTTCCCTTGGTGAACTTGGCAGCCACGTCTATTGATCAGACGAAAAACGTGTACGACGCCATCCGCGGCATGCTTGCTGAGTCCCCCGCAGAGCGGGAATTTGACCTGGACATCGGTAAGACCCTGGTTCAGTTCAAGTCTGGCAGGCCCGGAAAGATTGAACCTGTCACGGCCTCGTCCCGAGGATTGGAAGGCGCCAGGCAGACCTTTGTTTGCCTTGACGAATCACACCACCTTGTCCCCAATAACCAGGGTGTATACGTCTACGAGGTGTTGGACCGCAACGTCCGCAAAACCGCGGGTGCCGGCTCTCGTCTCCTGGAGAGTACGAACGCCTTCTCCCCCAACGAAGCATCTGTAGCCCAGGGAACCTTTGATGCCTTCGAGGCTGGTACTCCTGGCCTCCTGTACGACTGCGTAGAAGCCTCCAATCCTGAGATAGACCTCAAGGACACTGAGGCTGTCCGAGAGGCTGTCATAGAGGCTTACGCGGATTCCTACTGGGTTGATGTGGACAGCATCATCCAAGCTATCCAGGACCCTCGTACTCCTAAGAACGTGGCTCACCGGTTCTACCTGAACCAGATTGCGGAGTCCGCAGACACTTGGATGCCAAAGGATGAATGGGATCTGGTCCTCTCTGGAGAGGACCCCATCAAGCCTGGTGACCAAATAGCCATCGGCTTTGACGGATCAATCCGCGGTGACGCAACGGGCCTTGTTGGTTGCCGACTCAGTGATGGCAAGCTCTTTGTGATCGACGTCTGGGAGCGTCCCAAGGACGCTAAGGATGATTGGGAAGTAGACACTCTCGCGGTTGAAGCCGCGGTCTACAAGGCATTCAAAGAGTACCAAGTCGAGTGGTTCTACGGGGACCCTCCCTACTTCCAAGAGGCTCTTGGTAGGTGGGCGATTCAGTTCGCCACCAGGGATACCGAGTACGTCTTTGAGTTCTGGACCAATAAGCCAACCAGGATGGTTCAGGCAACGGAGCGCTTCCGCTCCGCGGTGATGACCAAGGAAATCTGCCACGACGGAGACGAGCGTCTTACTCGTCATGTCCTCAATGCCGTGACTCGTGAAGTCACAGTAGGAGGAGAAGTCGGAATTCTCATTCAGAAGGACAGCCCACGGAGTAAACGGAAGATTGACCTTGCGGTGTGCGCAATTCTCGCCCTGGAGGCGAGAGCGGACGCCATTGCTGATGGTCGCATGAAGCGCCGGCGGAGCCGGGTGGTGGGCTTCTAGAACAGGAGGCCCCATGATTATTCCTCCCAGTGGCTATACGTCCGTTGGGCCACCTCAGACAGAGGTGGACTGGCTTGCCTTCCTTCAGGGGAAGATAACCGATGGTCGAGAAGACATCCTCAAGTACATCGCGTACTACGAGGGCGAACAGCAGAAGATGGCATTTGCTCAGGCCCGGTACAGGAGCGCATTCCGAGACCTCTTCAACGACTGGCGAGACAACTTCTGTGGTCTCATCATTGACTCTGCTACAGAGCGAATGAGGGTCGATGGTTTCCGCATCCCATCAGAAGGCGGGATGAGCAAGGAGGCTCGGGAGTTCTGGCAGAGGAACAGCCTGGATTCACTGGCCAACGCCGTGCACCTGGACGCGATGGTGCAGGGCAAGGCTTACGTTGTGGTCTGGGGTGACAACGATGGGGAGCCCATTGTTACGCCCGTCTCCGCTGAGGAAATGGCCGTTCAGTACAAGCCCGGCTCCCTCACAGAGCTGGAGGCTGCTGCACGGTTCTTCATGGACTCTTGGGGACGTACTTGGGTGACGTTGTGGACTGAGACTTACGTCTATGAGGTCCCTCTTGGAAATACGATGTGGGAACAAGGAGAGCGCCGGCCGAACCCCCTTGGGAGGGTTCCTGTCGTCCCCTTTCACAACAGGTCCCGTATCAATGGTGATCCTTACTCGGACCTTGCCAACATCATCCCCATTCAGGATGCCATCAACAAGATTACGTCTGATGCTCTCCTGGCCTCGGAATTCGCCGCATGGCCTCAGCGTTGGGTAACTGGGCTGGATATCCAGCTTGACGAAAACGGCAAGCCTAAGGCGCCTTACGACATTGGCGCCGACAAGCTTCTTCAGGCTGAGAACCCTGAAGTCGTCTTTGGGCAGTTCGAGGCAGCAGACCTCAAGAACTACGTGAACTTCATAAACCTCCTGGTGCAGCACCTTAGTTCTGTATCCAGGACCCCAAGTCACTACTTCCTGGTCAACCAGGGCACCGCTCCTTCCGGTGAGGCGATTATCAGCGCCGAGGCCGGCCTGGTCTCCAAGGTGAAGGAGAGGATGCTGTACTTCGGGGAAGCCTGGGAGCAGGTCATTCGACTGTGCTTCCAGATCAAGAATGACAAGAGGGCTGAGGAAGTCTCTCTTGAGACTGTGTGGGCTGACCCCGAGTACAGAACTGAAGCCCAGCACATTGATGCTCTGCTGAAGCTGAAGCAGCTCAACGTCCCCGAGGAAATCTTGTGGATGCGAGCCGGCTTCTCGGCTACCGAAATCGAGATGTTCCGCGAAATGCGGAAGGACGATGCAAAGGCAGCGAAGGAAGTAGCGGAGCTTGGCCCCCAGGCGCCTGAGCCTGGCGCCCCTGGAGCAGGTAAGGCAGCCGCAATGGCTAACAAGCCTCCTCAGGGCAACTCCGGGAATGTCTCCCGGAAGCTTAACGAGAAGAAGTAATTCTGTTCGGTTGGAGCCAATCTAACTGAACTGAACAACTAGCGCATGCCGGCCAACCGAAATGGGAGGTCGGTCTAACCGAAATGGGATGAGCGCATGAGTACACCTGTTGAGCCCACCACGGAACCGACCACGGAGCCTACGACTGAGCCCACTACGGAGCCTGTGAAGACTCCTGAACAGCTAATTGCAGAGCTTACCGCGGATCGCGACAAGTGGCAGGCCCTGAGCAAGAAGAATGAGGACAACTACAAGGCCGCTTCTAAGGAGCGGGACAACCTGAAGTCGTCCCAAATGACCGATGCCGAGAAGGCCATTGAGGCTGCTCGTACTGAGGGCCGGAATTCCGCACTCAGTGAAGTGGGCACAGACCTGGTTACTGCCGAAATGGCGCTCCAGGCTGCTACGGCTGGAGTCACTCTTCCCCCGGCTGAGTACCTGAACGTTTCCAAGTTCCTCGGAGAGGACGGGCGTCCGAACAAGGATGCTGTGAAGTCTTTCGTGGAGTCTCTGCCTAAGGCCAAGGCCGAGTTCCCCAATCTCCAGGGCGCCGGCAAGCAGTCCGGTGGCGCCCCCGAGATCACGTCCATGGACCCCAAGGAGCTTGCAGACATCATCTCGGACGGGTTGATCCTCTAACCCTCTCTAACCATCTGTGAGCCCTCCCCTCCGGAGGGCTTTTTTCATGCCCTTTTGGAGGCCGTACATGGCTACTACGCACCACTTTAACCTTGACCCGAAGCAGGTGACCATCGCTGCTCTGGGCCTTCTGGACCGACAGCTCACCCTTGGTTCTATCCCGGCTCGTTACTCGGAGCTGAACTTCGTTGGTGGTCTCGGCGACGTGATTAACGTCAACCGCCCGAGCCGTTCTATCCCGGTTCAGGAGACGAACGTCTCCAGCATCATCAAGAACACCATTACCGGTGACAAGAACGTCTTTGCTGCGGCTGCTGAGCGTACCGACCCGACCGCCCGCCGGGCGACGAATGGGTTCATTAACGAGACCCGTTTTCCGGTTCAGCTCACCACGCTCGTTCAGAACGCGTCGGCTCTTTCGATGGAGCAGGTTGCTTTCGACCTGAAGAAGTTCGGTGGTCAGATCCTCGCTCCGCTTACCCGCGGTATGGCTGAGTATTTTGACGACACCATTGCGGCCTGGATCAAGGCCAACATCACCCGTTCCGCTCTGACCGCTGGTCAGAAGACGGCTATTGGTGGTGACGTTGAGGTCTCCATTCCGCAGTACGACGGTACTCGGGAGAACCTGATGGAGCGTGCTCTTGCTCTCCGGGTTGCTTTTGTGGATGCTCGTATGGCGCTGAACAAGGCCAACGTTCCTTCCTCGGAGCGCTACGTTATTGCTGGCCCTGAGGTTGAGGCCATTCTCCTGAAGGACCCGGAATTCGTTGCGGTTGACTATAGCGGTGACACCAACGCCCTTCGCCGGGCGATCATCGGTTCCTACTACGGGTTCGATGTCGTGGTACACAACAGCTTCGACCTGGAGATGTACTTCTTCCACAAGAGTGCCTTCCTCCTGGCCACGGTTTGCCCCGCCATTCCGATGGGTGCGGTTACCGGTTCTGTCCAGTCCGTCAATGGGATTGCCACCCGCATGCTCGTTGACTACGACTATGACAAGAAGGCCGACACTATCGGCCTGGACACCATGTACGGCTTCACCACCATCAAGGAAGACCCGGATTACAACGTCCGTGGAACCCTGATTGGTGAGAAGTTCGTTCGTGGTCTGAAGGTCAACATTACCGAGGTCGCTCCTGCTCCGTAAGTTGATTTGAGATGGGAGGTCACCTGATGGCCTTTGTCACTGTTGAAGAGGTGGCCTCCCGCTTGGGATGGCCCCTCACTCCCGAGGAAGAGACTCGTGTCCAAGCCTTCATTGATGACTGCACCGTCCTCATAGAGGACTACTGCGGTAAGGACTTCCAACGTCATGAGAATGAAGCCTTCCAGCTCCCCACTAAGGGGAGCTGGTTCCTTGAGATCCCCATAAGGTACACCTCGTTCCTCACCGTGGATTCCGTCGCCCTGAGCGACGGGACCGTGGTTGAGGACTGGACGATGAACGGTAACTGCCTGGTCCTTGAGGCAGGTTGGCCCGAGTCTGGCTACGTCACCATCACTGGTTCCTGGGGGTACATCACTCCGCCGGCAGTCCTCAAGACTGCCACCGCGGCTGAGGTCATCAGGTGGATGGCTCAGACTCCTGGTCTTGCCATGGAGCGGACTGGAGAGAGGGAAGTCGAGTACGCAACTGCCTCGTCTCCTCAGTCTCTGTCGGCTGCTGCCATGCAGGCACTTCGGAGGTACCGGCCTTCGGCCGGAACCATCACCCTCAAGCGGGGTGACTGCTGATGAGCCAGTGGGACGAGCGGATTGAGGTCTACTCGGCTGCTGAGGCGGAAGGCACTTACACCACGAAGAGGGACTGGACTAGCCCTGTGCTGGTCCTGACCTCTCGTGCCAGTGTCCAGCCTGACAGGAACTTCGAAATGAGGTCCCCTGAAAGGGACTTGGCCCAGGAGAGACTCCATGTCTATCTGCCTTATACGGAGTCGGTAGACGACCAGCACCGCGTCATGTGGCGTGGGCTCTGGTACGAGATCGATGGACCTCCAGACCTCTGGCCTTATGGCTCTACCCGTCATACGCACTTGATCATTTGGAGGGCGAAGAACGGATGAGAGAAGGCGAGTTCAAGCTAGTCATGCACCGCGGTTGGGAGAACGACGTTCTCTCGACACTGGAGGCCGGCGCCCTGGTGGCTGAGGTCACCGGAGAGATCCGGAACAACGCCGTGAAGATGGCTCCAAGAGCCAAGAACACGAAGACCAACTGGAACCAGAGCAAGAAGAACATCTCTGCCTTCGTCGAGAAGGACCACAAGGGCTACTACGGCAACGTCACAATCGAACTCAACGATCGTGTTCGCCACACCCTTCTTCAGGATCGAGGCTGGACCGATAAGGGAGGCCGTAGGCATCCCGGCAAGAGGTTCCTGAGGGCTGCTCTTCTGAATGCGAGGGTTGAATGAGTCTTGACCCTATGAAGGCTGTGGTGTCCTTCCTGAGAAGCCTGCCTGACATTCCTCCGGGAAGTGTCGTAGGTGACATGAACTCTCGTGAGGTCGGAGACACCTCGGTCTATGTCTATCTGGAGGACGGCTATCGAGTCGTCCGGGATGCGATGGATCGCATCTACGTTGCTTTCGAGGTCTACAGCCTTGACAGGGAACAGGCCGCGGAACTGTCCCTCGTGGTTCGAGAGCACCTCCTGAAGGGTCTCCGAGCCGTGACCGTTGGAGACCACTACTTCCTTGATGCCCATGACGAGGAGTACCCGAACTACGAGCCTGACACCAGTTCACGGGAACACGTCTATTGCGGGGTTGTCTCCCTGTATCTCGTAGAAGCCTGAACCAAATAACACCCCAACGGCCCTTGAGGGGCCGTTTTTTGTTGCCCCCAAGGAGTCCATATGCCTTCTGGAAATGCAGAAAAGATCCGGTTCGCACCGGATGGAATGCTTTACATCGCCCCTACTGGTGGTGGTCTCGTTCTTCCGACCGATGTTGGTGACGGAGTCACTGCGCCGGCTGGTTACAAGGCACTCGGTTATGTTTCGGAGAACGGAGTCACGCTGACTCCGACCATCACCACCACGCCTCTGCCTGCCTGGCAGTCCGCGGCCCCGGTCCTCTACAACGTTGATGCCGCTGCTTTCCAGCTCCAGGCCACGCTTCTGGAGGCAAGCAAGCTGGTTACTGAGACGTTCTTCGGGACCACATGGTCAGAGGTTATGGAAGACGTGGGCGGTACCCCGACCCCGACGGGTGAGTACCGACTCGACCTGTCCAGCCTTCCGGACCTTGCCGAGTTCAGTCTTGTTTGTGACTGGAACTACAAGGGCAACCTGTGGCGAGCCGTCATTGAGCGAGCCATGGTCGCTGAGCGAGGAGCTATCACCCTCCAGCGTACTCAGAGTCAGCAGTTTGAGTTGACCATCGACGCCATGGACGCCTCTGGTTCTCTGGGCTACATCCTCACCACTGAGGACATGGTTGACGCCTGATAGTTGATAAGAGATCTTGCCGGGAGATCTAAAACCCCGGCGCCTCTCTCACTTATCGGTGTAGCTGCTAGCTCCACCTACTCACTCACTGTTCTGGAGACCCATTATGTCGACTGCACGTAAGGCCGTGGCTCCCAAGCCTAAGCCGGTTGAGACCGTTACCGACGAGACTCCGAAGGTCAACACCTTCGAGTACAAGGGCACCACCTACTCTGTGCCGGCTGACCCGCTGGACCTCCCTATGGAGGTCGCTCTTGCTGAATCTGAGTTCGAGATCGTTCAGGAGATTGTGGGCCCGGATCAGTTTGTAGAGTTCCGCAAGACTCGTCCCACTATCCGTGACTTCCAGACGTTTACGGAGCACGTCTTCAAGGCTTGTGGGTACGACGAACCGGGAAACTGATCCTGACCGTCCGCGCATACCAGGAGTACCGGGATGAACTGGAGGCAGACCTCCAGGAGTTCTTTCATTTGGACCTGGACGAGTTCAAGCGCGGGCGGTTGTCACTTCATAAGATCTACGTTTGTGTCAAGTCTCTGATGCGGAAGCCAGGGAGATCAACTCTCCTCATGGCGATAGACGAGGCTACTGAGTGGGGCCCTGATCTGTATATCGCGGCCCGGATATCTGATGCTCTTGAGCTATCCAACTATTTGTTCATTCAAGCCAACTCGGCTGAGGGCTCAGAGGTTCCTTTGCCCGAGCCGATTGAACGACCTGGGAAGCCTGTGGAGGCTGAAAAGCCCAAACCCGAAGACTTTGCTACCGGCCAAGAAGTGGCCGCCTTCTTCGGAAGGATGAATAGTAAGTAGGAGGCCGTATGGCTAGCACTGGCAGCGGCCGGGGTCCCATAAAGGTGGGATCGGGCTACATCGATGTCTTCCCTAAGATCAATCAGAAGCAGCTCAGAGAGACTCGTGCTCAGCTTGAGAAGCAGATGGGTCTTACTGGCAAGAAGGCCGGCAAGTCCTTCACAGATGGTGTGACTTCCCAGGTTTCCCAGATCCCGCGTAAGGCCAAGGCTGCTGCGGAGAAGGCTCAGCGTGAGATCCAGAAGAATGCCCAGGACTCCAAAAAGGTCCTGAAGCGCATTGAACAGGAGATCTCGAAGACATACGGCAAGGAAGCTGCTAAGAGGTTCCGGGACTTTGCTGAGCAGGAGAAGAAGAAGCAGAAGCTTCTTGATCAGACTTCTGTGGCTACTCGTCGTGCGATCCGTGAGACGGAGCGCCAGGAGGAGAAGGCCCGGAGGGACCAGGCCCAGCGATGGCAGCGGGCTCAGCGCGAGTTCATGCGCTACCTCCAGGAGAAGGAGCGGGCAGAGCAGAGAGCCGCCCGTGACGCGGCTCGTCGGGAGGAGCAGGCGCTTCGGTCCTACCAGCGCTTCCTTCGAGACAGGCAGAAGGCCGCCGAAAGGGCGGCCCGTGACGAGGCTGCTGCCTTCCGCCGTGCTCAGCAGCAGGACAGGGCGGAGCTTCGCCGGACTCTGACTGAGATGAGGCAGGCCCGCCTTGCTGATCTCCGGTCTCAGATGGATGCCCACCGAAGCCAGACCGCGGCTCTCCGGGCACAACTCCAGGGCTACCGCCGGCAGATGCAGGACCACACCAGGTCTGTTGGTCGCAGCCTGACAGGGCTACAGACCAGTTGGCGCCGGCAGGGCGAGGCGATTAACCAGCTCGGTACGAACATCACCGAAACCGGACGCCTGGTCTCTACTCAGCTCCTCGGGCCTCTGGCTGCTGTCTCCGGGATGCTCACCACCATTGGTGTGCAGTCTGCGGACATGCGAATTCTGGGACAGCTCGGTCTCTCCGCAGCAGGTGTTTCCAAGAAGTCGTCTGCGGCGGAAATGAAGCGTATCCAGGAATACGCTATCAACACGCCTTTCAGCATCGAAACGATGCACGAGTACCAGATGAAGATCATTCGCTCTATCGCAGCGAATGACAAAACCTGGTATAACCCGAACACGAAGACTTCGGCAGCCAACAGGGCTGCTGCTAAGACCTCGGACGTCATTATGTCCGTAGGCGACTCCATGGCTCGGGCAGGTAACTTGGACCCCGAGCAGTTCAAGCGAGCCATGTATGCGGTTGACCGCATCATGGACATGGACAAGGCTCCGACGAGGAACATCAACCAACTCGTCCGGGCCACGGGTATCCCCGCGGCTGAGCTTGCCAAGATGTTTGGGTACGAGTCTGCTGGTGCCTTCTGGAAGCAGGTTGGAACTCCTGTTGCCAAGGGTGGTGGCATCTCAGGTCAGGACATGATTGACAACCTACTCCGCGCCTGGGACCCGAATTACTTCGTCATGGGCAAGGACGGTAAGCCCAAGATTGACCCCAAGACGGGTCAGCCCATTGTCAATACTGGTAGTGACCGAACCGGCGGTTCAGCCGGCTTCGGTGAGAAGATGACCTCTGCGACCATTTCAGGTCGAGTCTCCCAGATCAAGGAACGGGCTCAGTACGAACTCGGTTCACTTTTTGCCACTGAGGACGAGGAGACCGGCGAATACCGGTACACGGGCCTTGGTGAAGTCATCATGGGGAAGCGGACTCCTGTCATGAAGAAGGGGCCTGACGGCTCCATGGTGGAGTCTGGGGAGTACACCTACGAAGGTGGACTTCTCCAGCAGGTACAGGAGCTGGGCGCAGGTCAGAAGGACAATGTCGTCACTCTCCTCAAGACCTCTCTCGGGGCTTTGAGTACTTTCATTGAGCAGATTCAATGGTTCTCTGACTGGCTCAACGCACACCCTGAGGTCAAGGAAGTATTCGCAAACCTCCTGAAGATGGCTGCTGTAGCTCTGCCGTTCATTCTGGCTATCGGTCTTCTGACGAAGACCTTCGGCATGATGAACAAGGTTTTTTCATCTGCTCTGACTCCGTTCAAGGCAGCAGGGCGCGGTGTTCGGGCTGCTACCCGAGGGACTCGTCAGGTTGGGGCCGGCGTCCGTTCAGCCCGAAACGGTGATGGCTTCCGGCAGGGCTACAGGGATCGCCGTACGGCTCTGCGAGATGGGGATGTCCGCGGGCCTGTTGCCCGCGTCCGTGACCGGATCACCGGCCGTGACTCTGGGCGCAACCAGCTTCAGCAGCAGATACGGGATACCGAGGACGCCATCAGGCAGGCCGAGGACGGCATGAGGGATCTGCAACGGCAGATCCGAGAAGCCAACTCCACTTCGATCCGTCAGCTTGTTGACCAGTTCGCGGGTACTGCCGGAAGCGGCAGCCTCCAAGGGGCTGCCAACAACGCTGGTGGACAGGTCAACAACGTCACCAACCAGACACAGCAGCTCAACCGACAGAGTCTCTCGCAGGTACTCCAGCAGTACGGAGATCTGGAGAACAAGGTTCGGGACCTGGTGCAGAAGGTCAAGGACGCCGCCCAGTCAGTGAAGAGCCTGGACGGAGAGAAGCTGACTTCTCTGAAGGTGACCGTTGATGGAGCCGAGGGCGCCGTACAGGATCTCAAGAACTCCATAGACAATGCCGGCGTTGCTACAGGCAGCCTGAACCGTCGGAAGCTGGAGGAACTCCGGGAGGAGTTCCGTAAGTCCACCAATTCCGCGGACTCCTTCCGGGACAAGGTCCACGAGGCTATTAATTCAGTCAACAGCCTGGACAAGGAATCCTTGAAGGGTCTCCGAAAGGAATTCAAGGATCTCCACACCTCGGTTAACGACGTTCATAAGCTGGTTGGTACCACCAAGAGCGGCCTTGCGGGCCGTGTGTCCAACCTGAACGACCGTAAGCTGAACAAGGTCATCTCTCAGGTCAAGGAACTGAAGGGTGCCTTGGATGGTGCAGGGGACGAGGCTGACACCCTCGAAAACCGCCTGGACGACATTTCCCGGCATGCCCCTGGTGGAGGCTCCTCCTCTTCAGGCTCCAAAAAGAACAAGAAGAAGGCTGATGGTGGTGTCCTCTCAGGATACTCCCCCAACGTAGATATCCACACCTTCACCTCACCTACCGGCGGCATTCTTCACCTTGGCGGTGGAGAGGCCATCATGCGCCCGGAAGTCACCGCGGTACTTGGCGAGAGCAGAATCAACCGCCTCAATGCGGCTGCTCGAACTGAAGGCACTGCTGGTGTCCGAAGGGAAATGCGGTTCGCCAACGGCGGTGTTCTTGACAGGCTCGGGCTTGGTCCTCTCGTCGATGGAGTGAACAATTTCCAGGTTGGCTGGGATGTAGCCGGCGCTTCTCAGAACATGACGATGAACGAGTCCTCCGATGCCATCGGCGGCCCTGCTCAACGAGGTGTCATCGGTGCTGGCACAAGAGGGTCTCACTTCATAGGTGGGGACCTGGGCAGTAGATTCCGGGGAATATACGACTTCATGACCAAGGACACTTGGTCGCTCATGAAGAAGCTCCCTATCCCCAATGGCCTGACTCAGGTACTTGGGGCCGTAGGCGGGGCTATTGCTCCCTCTGCCAGTGAGTATTTCTGGGATGACGTCTGGAAGGGCAACGGTAACATCCTGGAGCGTGGCCAGACATTCATGGGCCACATGTTCTCGATGGATAACCTTGGTGACATCGTCTCTGGCATCTTTGAGGGCGCCTGGGATTCTGCATCAAGCATTTGGGACACCGTGTCATCTCTGGCCACTGACCCCATGGGAACCGTCTCGGACACCATTGATGGCGTCTTCGAAATGGTCCGTTCTCAGTACGACGGAATTATCTCCATGACCAAGGGTGTCCGTGGGATCTGGCAGAACCCTAGTGAGTACGCCAGTCAGGTGGTTGGAGACATCTACTCCAGGGCTAAGGAGAATCTCCCTAACCTGGAGGGTCTGTTTGACTTCAGTGGTGATCGCCTCGAAGCCAAGAAGCCTGATGTCAACCACCTTATGGGGGAGACGTTCACTGCTTCTGGTCTCGGAGACAGCGTGACTCGCTGGACTCCTATGGTTCGAGCGGTTCTTGCGATGCTTGGTCTCCCCCAGTCCGATATGGGGTTGGTTCTTCACAGAATCAAGGTGGAGTCCGGGGGTAACCCCAGGGCAATCAACCTTTGGGACTCCAACGCTCAGGCTGGCTATCCTTCCCAGGGCCTTATGCAGACGATCCCACAGACCTTCGCTGCTTATGCAGGGCCTTTTAAGAGCCGGGGCATTACAGACCCTCTGGCAAGTATCTATGCGGGGCTTAACTACGCCACGACTCGGTACGGGTCCAACTGGCGTAAGGCTCTGTCCGGCTACAAGGGTTATTGGACCGGGACGCTTTCTGCATCTCCTGGTCTCGCCCTTGTAGGCGAGAAGGGGCCTGAGCTGGTGGACTTCGGTAAGGGAGGTCAGCGGGTCTACAACAACCAGGACACGGAATCAATCCTGTCCGGGAGTCGGCCCATTTCTGTGACTGTCCAGGAGGCCCGACACGAGACAACGCCTCAGGCGATCCTTCGAGGCTTCCAGTGGATTGATTCCATGTACGGAAACCGTCTGTAGAAAAGAGGTGGATGTATGCCTATTCCGGTGCTACGGGCGGCTCCTCCGGAAACCATTCCGACAGAGCCGACCCCTCCGGTACCGGTGCACTGGGGGAGGACATACGTGTCTATCGCAGGGAAGAACGGTGAGGGGGAGGAGATCCCCCTCACTGACTTCTCTGATCCTCGTTGGCCGGGCATCTTCATGATGCCCGGTCCCACGGGTTTGGATGCACCTCCCTTTGAATTGCACGCGGATGACAGTCCTAACTTGGACGGAGGGATATTCCGGGATGCCAGGGCAGTTGCCCGAGAGATCATGCTCCCAGTCTATCTGCACGGTATCGACAGGCGGACTGTTCGGGATATCAAGAGCCGGCTCATCTCGGCTCTGAACCCCAAGAAGGGGTTCTGTGTTCTTAAGTTCGTTGAAGGTGACGCTATACCGCGTTACCTAAGGTGCTACTACAAGACAGGTATGGAAGGCAGCGAGTCCCAGGACCAGGCAGGGTTCACCTGGAAGAAGTTCGGCATTCAGCTTGTGGCTTATGACCCCTACTTCTTCTCGGATGATGTCCAGGTCGCTCAATGGTCCTTCGGGGAAGGACGGCCGTTCCTCTCCACCACAGAGGCTTTCTACCCCCTGCGCCTGAACGCAGGTCTTATCTCAGGGTCCACGGTCAGCGTGGACAATCCGGGCGATGTAGAAGCCTGGCCAAGGTGGGAACTTACAGGCCCTATCAAGGGCTTCCGGTTTACCAGTCCCTCTGGGCAGTCCTTCGGAGTCACTGCGCCTGGTGACAGCTCGGACGTGGTGGCCGGCGGACGGACTCTGATCGTCGACACAAGGCCCGGATTCAAGTCCCTCAAGGATGACCTCGGCACGAACTATTGGCCTGACCTGGACGCCAGTCCTCAGCTTTGGCCTATCCCAGAAGGAGAGTCTGAATGCACCGTGGACATTGTCCCCGGATCAACGAGCGCAAAGGTGAGGCTGGTATTTCAGCCGAGATACGAGGGCTACTGATATGGGATACCGGATCGAGGTACGAGACAAGGACCTGAATCGGATTGGTGAGATTGACACTTGGATACAGCTTGACATGGTGATTCAGTTCTGTGACCAGGGCTCTTGGAAGCTTCTGGTCAAGAACGGTACTGAACAGTCCAGGCTTCTGGAGAGAGGTGGAGGAGTCGCCATCTATCAGGATGGCGTGGAGAAGCCCATTTTGACTGGTCAGATTGAGGATTTCCAAACCTACTGGACAACTCAGCAACACTCTTCACGAGGGTCTGTGTTCGTTGGTGGGAAGACTGACAACAAGCTGGCTTACAGTCGATTGGCATTTCCGGACCCTTCCAGGACAATTCCTCAGCAGTACGCTTCCTCGATCTCAACCAGGAACGTCAAGGCGGAGCCGGCCAAGCTCATCTGGAACGAGCTGGAGAAGTCCGTAGGCATGTCCGCGGTGGCAGACCGACGGGTAGCAGGGGTCAACACGGGCCTAGAGCCGGCTCTTGGAGGAACCGCCAAGTCAGACACCCTTCGGTATGACGTGCTCGGAGAGAAGTTCTTCGAGTGGTGCAGTGACAAGAAGACGGGCTGGAGGCTGCTCTACAGCCCCGACACCAAAACGATTGATCTGGACATCTACGAGCCACGGGACCTCTCCAAAGAGGTCCGGTTCTCCCCTGAGCTAGGAAACCTTCGTGAGTACGTATGGACTCTGTCGGCTCCTAAGGTCACCAGGGTCATTGTCGCTTGCCAGGGCGAGGGCAAAGAGCGCTACATCTGGCAAAAGGTGGATGCTGCATCGGAGACCGAATGGAGTCTCCAGATAGAGCAGTTCGTAGACCGGAGGGACGTCCCTCTGAAGACGTCCAAGACAGGACAGCCCCAGCTCGTCACCACGACTTCTGAGGAGGGGATCGAGGACATCGGAATGAACCCCGATGGACAGGAATGGACTCCCCAGCTCACTACAGCCAGAGCCGCGTACAACGCTAACCAGAACAGCACCACCCTGGCGAATCTGAAGAGCGCCATAACAGCGGCCAAGCCTGTTGCGGTTGCCCACTACTTGGATGTCGTGGAACAGGCTGCTGATGAAGTCCTCAAGGAGGGCGAGAAGTCGGGAAACTTTCAGATCTACCCCATTGATACAGAGCAGGTCAAGTTCGGCAGGGATTACTTCGTAGGGGATCTCGTGACCGTTGAGATCGACGGAACCTCCTATGTGGACATGGTTCGTGAGGTCACCATCACCGTAGATGACGGAGGAAACGCCCACACTATTGCTCCGAAGATCGGTGAGCAGGGAACCAACGATCCTTTGAACCTCTACAGATCAGTATTTGAGATGAGAGAAAAGCTGCGCAAACTGGAAGCGAGGATGTGATATGGCAGAAATCAGCTACCCGTTTGCTGCGGCTTCTGCTGGTGGTGGTTCAGAGATGGTGTCCCAGGTGGAATGGCAGAGTATGTCACACCTGTGGGGCCCGGATCGGATTGACTTCCAGTTGGTCAGCAACACCTATACCTCTGCGGCTCTTCCCTTGAACGCAGAAATCGTGGGAACGGACATTGTGATCCAGGCAGGAGCCGCTTGGGTTGGCGGCTTCTACTACAAGAATGATGCTCCTCTGAGCCTCCCTGTCCCCACCAACTCCGGGGCCACTGACCGAATGGACCTGGTGGTCATTCGGCTGGACATGGCAGCCGGCTCCGCCAACCTTGCTATCAAGACGGGCCAGGCGGCCACCAGTCCTGTTGAACCTCAGGTTCAGCGGGTCGTGGGAGGTGTCTGGGAGATGCCAGTCTGGCGGGTTCTGGCTGAGAAGAACAACGGTGCCCGGACCCTGAGTGACCGCAGGCGCTTTGATGCGCCTGGCGCAACGTACGCCCCCTGGAATGCCTCCCTGGTGGCCGCGGGAAGTCCTCAGGGCAGTGTCGTTGTCGATATGGACTCGAACAACAACAGCGGAGATACCCAGCAGGAGTTTTTCAAGGGACGTGACGGCATCTTCATTGCTCGACACCTGGGCAAGCGTAGGGCCTACACACCTGATCTGTTCACCGTGAGCAATAAGCCTACCGCAGCAAACCGTAAGGGCTGGTGGAGATACACAGCTCCCGGAACAGTCCAGTTCTCCATACAGGTCAACAACACCTCCACCAAGGCGGTGGAAGCGACTGGTGACGGGTGGATCATCGGCTTCACACTCCCCGTGGCTGCCAGTCGGGTTACCCGGTTCGTCCTTCACGGCTTTCTCGACAATCCTGAGCGCCGAAATGGTTTGCCCAACTTCGTGGATATCAAGGTCCGCGGTTCGGCCGGCGGCAATACCAGCGCCTACCTGTATTACCCCAACGTAGACACACCCGATGGACTGGACGGCCTAAGGATCATTCCCGGTAAATCGGAACTTCTTGTTTCAGGGGTGTATGAGACGAATCAATTTGACTAGGAGGGAGCCCCATGGCTCGTAATCTCTTTGGTGGCTCCGCGGCTGACGTAGCGGAGGACATCGACGGCTCCCGAGTCCCCAGCGCAACTGGCACTGTCTACGCCGGTCCGGGAGCGGAAGCCGTTCAGATAACTGACCTTCAGGATGCTGACGGCAACCCCATTATGAACCTGACCTCTGATGGTCAGGGAATGGTGGGGCATTTTTATGGTCCCGAAGGCGTTGACCTTCTCTATGTTGACTTCGGGGCAGGGCGGGTGGCCCTGACTCCGGTTAATACCTCCAGTGCTCTTTCCCAGCACCTCAATACTCCTGATCCCCACGGGGCAAAGGCAGATGCTCTTGCCGAGATGGAAGCTCAGAAGGGCTCGGCCAACGGCATAGCCACACTGGACTCTTCGGGCAAGGTCCCGTCCTCCCAGCTCCCCGCCCTCAGCGGGGACAGCTCAGGGGGCACTCATTGGCTCAATGTCAAGAACAACCCCTACGGTGCCAAGGGTGATGGGGCTACGGATGACACCGCGGCTATTCAGACCGCGATCGACGAGGCCGGCTACGGCGGAGTTGTGTATTTCCCCCAGGGTATTTATAAGGTCTCATACCCTCTGGACCTTCCCCGAGGTGTGACCCTCATGGGGTCCCACTCCAATCTGATGGTTGGACCTGGGATGGTCGGAGACGAGTGGCCCTGCTACCTTCAGGCCGCTCCAACCTTCACCACAGGTGCAATGATCAACATCATCGGTGAGGACGACGGAGACCACCCCGCTATTAACGGGGAACAGCGGCTGCTCAACCTGATGCTTGACGGCTCCAAGGTCCCGACCGGTTCCCTTGACGGCATCTACTCAAAGGGCAACGTTCAGAACGTGGTCCTCAGAGACGTGTGTGTCCGTCAGATGCCGAACAACGGCATCGTCACCGCGGCCAATGCCGCTGACGAGTGGCCTTACTCCTGGCGTCTCCACTCCGTCATGGTGGACAACTGCCATGTGAACGGCATGTCCTTCGAGCGGAACACCGACCTGACCCTTGAGGACTGCCAGATCATCGGGTCCTGGTCTACTGGAGTCAAGCTCACCAACTGCGCAAACAGTATCGTGACTCATTCCCGTGCGGAGTGGAATGGTAACTACGGCTTCCATGTGACTGGAGGCTGGGGGAACTGGCCGGGTAGTGGCTCCATGACCATGACTGGTTGTTCCACTGACCGTAATGGCTGGGATGGTGTCCGAGTCGACGCCTCCGGTAACGGAGCCTTCCTGATCCAGGGGCTCATGACTCGTCGGGATGGCCGTAACGGCGGTCCTGGTGGTGGGGGCTACGCCGGACTTCGGCTCAGCAACCAAGCCCCTGTAGTTGCTACAGGAGTCACCTGCTACGTAGGTACGGATGACGGAGGCACCGCGGGCACCAGCCCTGACTACGGTGTCCGAATCACTGGCGCCCGAGACGTCCAGCTTGCCGGCGCATACCTTCACGGTGCCCTCAAGGGCCTGGTGAACGATGCCACCAACAACAGGGTGGACCTCCATGCGATCAGTCAGGTAGCTGGCATCAACTACGCCGAGGCTCGGGTGTCGAGCCGAAACAGGATCAACGTCCGGCACTACGGAGCTGTGGGAGACGGGGCTATTGATGACCGGCCCGCTATCCAGGCCGCCCTCGATGTGGCGGCCTCCTTGCCGGGTAGCACAGTGGAGTTCCCGGCAGGGTACACCTACGCCATTACGGACTACCTGAACGTCCTGTCCGGGACCACGATTGTTGCCCACGGAGCAACAATCAAGAACACTGCGGACCGGGGCCTTGCCAAGTTCTACCGGAACACGGACAACGCACTGACCGGGTACAACGGTCACTCGAACATTCGAGTTTACGGCGGAATCTGGGATCAGAACGCCTCTGATGGAACCACCGGGACGGCTACTTCTCTCAACAACGGATTCCTTCTGAGTCACAACAACAATGTTGTCTTCGATGGAGTGACCATCCGGAACGTCTCCAGTGGACATGGTATCGACATGGTAGGCGTTCAGAACGTCAAGGTTTTGAACTGCCGATTCGAAGGTTTCAGAGACAACACCGTTGATCAGTCGTCCGGTTTCAGGGAAGCCATTCAGATTGACTGGGCAATCCCTCTTTCCGGCATCAATGGCGCTATGGATGGGACTCCTTGCAAGAACGTCCTGGTACAGGGGTGCTACTTTGGTCCGTCTGACAGGCTCGGGGGATTTGGCCGGGCCGTTGGTTCACACACCAGTTATAACGCCACTACCTACGCCCAGAACATTCAGATCCTGGGATGCCGAATAGAAGCGACTCTTCAGGAGGGTATCCGCGCCTACGCCTGGAAGAGCGCTGTGATTGCGGACAACGTGGTCTCCGGTACCGGTTCCGCGGGCATCCTCGTGACGGGCCCGGACCCT